CGACATGTACATCTTCCTCTTTATGTCAACACAAATATAATTGAGCAAATACCCCTTGACAATATACTACATTATATGGTACTATAATGGTGTAGTTGCATATACTATGTAGTTGCACGCTTTAATAACTTGACAATCCAGCTATAATGTGATAGATGCTGCCCAGCCTACACTGATGAATAGGGGTGGGGAGGGTCAAAAGTAGATTGTTTAGAAAATGCGCGTATACCTATCACTCTAAACTGGGCAGTTACTATTAATGGGTTTATATGCACAGGTGGGGCCTACACAGTTAACTGATAAGATAGCTGCTCTGTAATACAGAAAAGGGCCTCCGGGAATACGGGGATATCCACATAATAATGGAGCAGATACACTTATCGGGGGTACTTACAGATACCTGCTCAGCAAAAGAAGCCCACAACAAGATTCCACTCACCCCCATAACCACTGATTAAATTTACGTAATGACTACTGAGAAACCTAAAAAAATAGGGCAACCTACTAAGTATCAAGAAACCTTCCCAGAATTGCTCTTGGCGATGGCGGCCGACGGTATGTCGGACTGCCAAATCGCAAGAAAGCTGGGTGTAGGGCGAACTACGCTCAATAATTGGGCAAACGACGACACTAAACCGGAATTTAAGGCTGCTTGGGAAGACAGGAAAGACTACAGACAGGCATTTTACGAAGACCTAGTCCGAAAAATCATCTCAGGAGAAGAGCAAAACTGCTCCACGGCCAAAAAAGACTTACTTATCAGGACCTTAGTGACTCAATTCCCAGATAGTTGGGCAGATACTCGTAAAACGCAGCTCGAAATTACAGATAAAACGAAGCACATGTCTGATAAAGAGCTCGAAACTACGATTAACCACAAGATTAAGCAATTGTTAGGTCTGAAACCGGATTTAAAACTGGTAGATGGCGATGAAGCTAAGTGATATAGAGGCTGTAGATTTCTCCAAACTGACTAGGAAGGAGAAACTAGACCTACTTAGCTCACTTACTGAGCTGTCAGAGCGGGTCACTTTTAATAAGCTGGCTCAGATGTATCCCCAAGAAGGACCATTCTCTAGAGACAAGTACTCTAAGCAGATGGACTTTTTCTCAAAGGGACTCAAGTTTAGACAAAGAGCTCTTATGGGTGGTAACCGAGTAGGGAAGACTTTAGGGGGAGGCTGCGAAGCAGCTTACCATTTAACAGGTCTATACCCCGAATGGTGGACAGGGAGAAAGTTCGACTCTGCCATAAATATGTGGGCTTGCGGTATCAACAATGGACGTGTTAGAGACACCCTCCAGGAAGTGCTCCTAGGACGCTATGGGGAGCTCGGTACGGGCTTAATCCCTAAAGACCTTATCATGGACGTGTCTACCAAACCAGGCGTCCCTAAGGGCGTTTTAGACGTTTGGGTGAAGCATGTGTCAGGACACACATCACACTTGATTTTCAAGTCTTATGAAGAAGGTATGGATGCCTATATGGGTACGGCCCAAGATGTTATCTGGTTTGACGAGGAACCACCAGAAGATATCTACTTAGAAAGTTTAATGCGTCTGGCTACAACCAACGGGATACTATACTGTACGTTTACCCCTCTAAACGGGTTCTCTAACGTAGTAATGAAGTTCCTAGATGACGGTAAGTTCCCAGATAGTGCCAAAATGGAACAAACTGGTAAATATGTTCAGCGGGTGGAATGGGATGATATTCCCCACTTAAGTGCTGAAACTAAAGCCGAGTATATGGCAGGTATTTTGCCCCACGAGAGAGAATCTCGTTTAAAAGGTATTCCGACGGTAGGTGAAGGTAAAGTCTACCCAGTAGCGGAAAGTGAATTCGTAATTTCCCCTATAGCACTAAACCCAGAATGGCCTAGAGCTTACGGTTTGGACGTAGGTTGGAGAGTTACAGCGGCAGTTTTCGGGGCTTATGATGCCCAAACAGACACTTGGTACATTTACGACGATTACCTAGTAGAGAAGGAATCTCCTGGGTTCCATGCTGGTAACTTAAGAAAGAAAACAGGTAAGTGGATTCCTGGGGCAATTGACCCGTCAGCAGCTGGTGCGGGTAAGCAAAAAGACGGGTATGCTCTCTTAGACGCTTATAGAGACGAAGACCTAGACCTATATATGGCTGATAACTCAGTCGAGATAGGTATTAGATCTGTTTATGAAAGACTATGTTCAGGACGAATTAAAGTCTTCTCTAATTGTCAGCAGTTAATCAGAGAGTTTCGCACCTATAGGTACGACGGTAAAGGTAAGATTGTCAAGTCTAATGACCATGCCATGGACGCTTGGCGATATTTAATTATGACCGGGGAAGAGATAGCTAGAGTTAACCCTAAATACGAAGAAGAACTTAACGGGTATCAGAAACAAGCTATTATCACATACCAACGAGATCCAATTACAGGATATTAAGACTAATGAGTTTGAAGCAGTTAGAGAAGTACGCATCTTCTAATAATATAGCAGATCTCTTGGATGAAGACAAGCTGGCTGAAGTTAGCCACTTAGTTATGGATGGTTTTGACAGAGACAAATCTTCTGCAGAGGATTGGCTTACTAAGGCAGATAAAATCATGTCTTTAGTCAACCTACCCTTAGAAGAGAAGATGTTTCCTTGGCCAGGCGCTGCCAACATTAAGTATCCACTGCTTACTATGGCAATATACCAGTTTAGCTCTAGAACACTACCAGAATTCGCTAGAGACGGTAATATTGTTAAGCCTCGCATCATTGGTAGAGACCCTACAGGGTTAAAGTTTAAGAAGGGTGGTCGAGTTTGTGATTACCTTAACTATAAGCTTTTAGACGAGGACTCTTCCTGGTGGGACGAGCACGATAAACTATTACATGTAGTTTCAGCTATAGGTACAGCCTTCACTAAGACTTGCTATAACCCTCTTACAGGTAAAGTTGAAAGCAAACTGATTAATTACAGAGATATTATCGTAAATAACAGCGCTCCAAGCTTAGATGAAGCAGCTAGAATCAGCCATAGGGTTATGATGTCTAAAAATGCTGTCATCCAAGGTATTAGGTCAGGTTTTTATTCTGACGTAGAGCTTTCTAGCATGATGGCTGACGATGAGACTAAAGGGCCTGAAATTGAGTTTATAGAACAGCACTGCCTCTTAGATTTAGATGGGGACGACTACGAAGAACCGTATGTTGTTCTACTTCACCCAGATTCTAGACAGATTTTAAGAATTACAGCTAGTTATGGTCCAGAAGATGTATTTTTAAACGAAAAAGACCAAGTAGCTAGTATTGTAAGACGAAAATACTTTACAGATTATCATTTTTTACCTAATCCAGATGGTTCATTCTACTCTAACGGGTTTGGAACACTACTCTTATCGTTAAATAGTGCTGTTAACTCCATTTTGAACCAATTAGTAGACGCTGGAACACTGTCTAACACCCAATCTGGGTATATTGACGGTAAAGTAAGAATTAAGAGGGGCGAGCACCAACTTAAACCTGGTGAATTAACTCCTGTAGAAGGCACTGGTAACAGAACCCTAGACGAAAGCATCTACATGCTTAACTTTAAAGAGCCTTCCAGCACATTATACCAATTGCTAGGATTAATCATAAACGCTACTAGAGAGCTTACTTCTACAACAGAAGTTATGACAGGTAACGTTGAAACTCAGAACACATCACCTAATACACTCGCTCAGACCATCCAACAAGGTATGACGGTTTATTTGGCTATCCAACGTAGAGTGTTCTCTGGCTTAAAGAAAGAGCTGAAGCTTATATTCGAACATTATGGGGTTTATGTTGACCCTAGAGACTATGTGACTGTCCTAGACCTGTCTGAACAAGAGTTAGTCGAGGTGTTTCCTAACGGCTTTAACCAGGTAGCAGATTTTGACCCTACAGTAGCAGACGTAGTACCTGTTTCAGATATGAACTCATCTACTGGCGTACAAAGAGCTTTGAAGGCCCAATCTCTCTTTAATATGTATGCAGCGGCTCCTGGGCTGTTTAATGGTCAAGAGATCGCTAAAGAGATGTTAATTGCCCAAGACTTGGCAGATGTCGAGAGATTTATTGCTCCACCTCCCCAAGGGCCAAACTTACAAGAAATTGAGATTCAATCTGAGATAGCTGATAAAGCTGCTAAGACTAGAATCGAAGAGATGAAGCTCCAAATAGATATGATGAAGCTGCAACTTGAAGAGCTGAAAGTTAAGACTCAAGCCGGCAAGACTATCGCAGAGACTAAAGCTATAGACTCTAACGTTCAACTGAGTGCTATCCAACACCAAGTAGAAACGATGTCTAGAGCTATCGAGATGGAACAAAGAGACAAGGAACTACAAATAGCCGCTCAATCTGCTAAGAGTGCTCAATAGTGGATCCTGAAAAGCTTTTAGACATTCTAGAAGTTAGAAACTGGTTGGAATCTCCTACAACTAGGAAGGTTCTTGCTACGTACAGACTCCATAAAAATAATAAGCTACAA